CTGTGGACAAAAGTTGTTTCTTTTGTGGATTCTTCTCGTTTTCCTTCAACGAAAAGTTTTCCTTCTTCTGTGTAGACATTAACTTCTTCTGGTTTGAATCCTGCCAAAGCTAACTCTAGTTGTGATTCTGTATCACTGACTTGGATGAGGTTGTATGGAGGATAGTTTGATGTTTCTTGACCTCTTAGGATTCTATCGATGTAGTCATCCATTCCAATTGTGTTGCGCGTAATCCTGTCCATGAATTTGTCCAGGTCAGCAGCATTGTACTTCATGAGATTGGCCATGTACTTCTCCTTAAATAAGCGAGATTTGATTGTGTGAACCCCGAAGGCGTTCACTTATTATTTATAACAGAAAAAACAAAAAAACGGGGTAGTGAACCCCGTAGATTTTTATTCGGTTATCAATAATTTTCGATATCTACAAATCTTTTACTATTCCTATAAGAATCGTGTTTACCAACAATCTGAGGAATACATCCATAAATCTCATAAGGAACAGTTTTGACAGGAAGTTTGAGTTCTCCCATTGGCCAATCCGAAGCATAGTCCCTTTCAACCATCATATAAGAAGATTCAAGTAAATATTGAAGCGCAACCACATACTTCTTCATGTTTCTTCTAGCCTCGGCAGGAACATGTCTCTTAGTATATAAAATTAACTTAGCAGGTTTGTTGCTTGTTACTCTAGGAATAATATGTTCTCCCCAATGACGAAACGGATAGTTATGACCATCTACACAACATAGAATACCGTTATCGTCGTTAATTGGCATACCAGCATCATTACACCAAGTTATCCATTTTTCACGATCTTTAGTATAGACCAGAGGATCACCACCTTCTTTACCGCGGGCCAATATTGCGTTGACAATCTTAGTGATATTACCTTTGGAAAACTTATTTTGAACTTCTAGATCATTATGTAAATAATCTCTGATAGAACTCTCATCAAAATTTAGTTCACCACACTTTATGAGAAAGAGACCACCAACAACAATAGATTCCATCGTTGCTTGAAATGCTGAAGGGTGACGGAGATTGTTCATCAATCCATCAGTGACACGATTCTTCTCAGAATCATCTCCAATAACATAGTAGAAAGCAGGGATTTGCTTTTCACCACGACGCTTTGCAGCGATTGCCCGACCACGACCATCAATAGGTTTTTGATTCGTTCCAAGCAAAATTGGAGGAACATTGGTTTTGAAACCTTCTACTTCAAAGGCATTTTCAAAAATTCCAATACGATCATTAGTATTACCTTGTTCACGGATAGCAAGGTTTTCCCAATTAGGATGATTTTCGTCTACAGTATTAAGATCAAGGGTTCCAATATGGGAAAACTTACCTGAAAGAATTTTTGGTGGGAGAATACCTTCAGTATTATAGTCCTCAAGATTAATCTCACCTACTCCATTAAATCCTGGAATACGGTGAGGACCTTCAATAGGTATTTGTTTGTTCATAAAAAAATAGCAATTAGCTTTTAAAAAATCTCACGGAGCAGTGCACTGTGAGATCTATATCTTACCATAAAAAAGACCCCTGTCAAGAGACAGGAGGTCTTTGGGTGTTCCGACTTTTATAGAGACCGCACGAAAGGAGTCTCAGTCTTATTTATTCAGGTTGTTCAACCTTCACATTATTCTTCTTACCAATATTATACTTCTGTTCCAGAGCCCACTCATTCTTATCCCTATAAGGAAGAACTTTGATTTGATTCAGTGGTGCAATGTCTCGAATCGATTCTTCAATGACAACATCTATGAGACCCCAATCAACAAGAAGGCGAGTAATACGATTCCTACGCTGAACATCATTAACAGTAAGATTAGCGTATTTACCATCAAGAGCAAATAATTCTTTAAAATGAACAATATAATATCTACCCTGTTTATGAAGGATATGACAGGATTGATACAATTTCTTTTCTTTACGTGATGCCACACCAATCCTTGTTAGTGTTTCTCTCACCTTAAGAAAGTCATCTGGTTCATTTAGCTTAACCTCTACCATTTGATCTTTTGACCAATTAACCTGAGGTTCAACAGTCTCTATCATTTTTTTCCACCAGTATCAAGTCGTTGTCTAATAAAATTAAGTTGCTCATGGGATAAAATTTTCAAAGCGTGAGATGCTTTCTCATTACTATAGCCATAGTATTGTTTTACACAATCTAAGTCTGCGACTTTATCTTTGCGGAGCCAGGGAGAGAATCTCTTCCTCTTTCTCAATATATTTAGATAGAAACTATATTGTATATCTTTGTCTAGAAAACTGTACTTGTTCATTTCATTAACAAACATAATACAATCCATGTGTCCAGACAGACAACGATTGATGATATATGGTGGATATTCTTTAGCCAGTGAAGGATCGTCCTGAATCAGATTCTCCTTCGTAAAGTTAATTGAATTCAACCAATCCTTAAGTTCCATAATTTAAAGAATCAATTTCTTATTATCTGGTGTTACCAGTTTACTTCCATAGATTTGATTATACTTTGCTTCGATACTTTCATCAAGTTCTGCAATATAAACAATATGAGTTCTATTCACTGTAATCTCAGGTTGATCCTTATCAATCACAGTTGCCCAAGGGGCAAACCCAACCTGTTGACCTGTGGGAAGAACTACCAGACCATTCTTCATAGTCACCGTAGTATCAGTCTCAGAGACAAGTTCTGCTACGACTTCTTCACCAGTAGTAATACGAAATAGTTTTACGTTCATTTGATTTGTTCCAATACATTATTAACTGAGTTGGTCAACTGACGATAACCAGTTCCAACATATATTTGGCCCAAAAGTACAGAGACAGTTGCTGTAGCCCAAAAGATATAATACCATCTGGATTTTACTTGGGCCTTTAATTTCCTTCTATCTTTGGTCATTTGATTCCTTATTCCAAGGTCGTTGGTGATTAAGATTCATCCATTTTGGTAGATGTTCTTTAATCCATTTAATTATTTTCATCTGAAAGTGCATTCTACCATTATTTCTGTTAAACAAGCAAGTATATTTATTTCTTGGTCTGTACAAAATGCCCCCTGATACTGATACTTAGCAATAACAAGCACAGCAGCAGGAATAGAATTGTTTTCAAGGGATACAAGAAGAGTGTCGTAAATACGACGAAAAAGTACCCCAGGATCATTATCCAAGTTAGAAACCACCCACTTGCGGACTTCAGAGAAGTTTTTCTCCTTAAGGTTTTTAATAAGATCATTTACAGAAACGTCAGAGAACGATGCAAGAATTGCAGAATCAATACTACCACCAGTAGAATACCTTTGGCACTCATTCAGAACACGACGCCAATCAGGAAAGTGTTTATTAATAAGTTCTACGAGGACCTTACTATCATATTTAATACCTTCTGTATCCAAGATTTCTTGAAGACGTTTGAAGAATCCTGCGGCAATCTGTTGTCTCTCTTTTCCTTTGATTCCGAACTCGATACAGGCACACCTAGAATGTAGGGGTTCGATGATTTTGTTCTTGTAGTTACAGGTGAAGATGAATCGACAGTTGTTATAAAACGTCTCAATATTAGCCCGTAAGAGGAGCTGTACATCATTCCCTGTGTTGTCAGCCTCATCAATGATGATGACTTTGTGTTTAGCAGTTGACGAAAGTGAGACGGTCGAAGCAAAGTTCTTGGCCTGATTCCGTACAGTGTCAAGAAATCGACCTTCGTCAGATCCGTTGATGACATAATAATCTACTCCAAGTTCATGACAAAGTGCTTTAGCAACGGTAGTTTTACCTACACCAGGTGGACCAGAGAGAAGAAGATTAGGAACTTCGCCCTTTTCAACAAACTCCTTGAAAGTCTTCTTAGTACTTTCAGGAAGGATACAATCATCAATGGTCTGTGGACGATATTTTTCACAAAATAAGAAATCAGTTCTTTCAGTTTTCATAGAATTCACGAAGGTATTCATCAGTAAAGAATTGCATAAGATAATCTACACTCCATTATAATGTTTGTGGTGGGATGTCATCAATATTTTCTTGTAAGGTCTTCATACCCTGAACAATTACACGAAGAACAGCAATCTTATCTAGTTCTTCACTAGGAAGATTACTGTAAAGTTCTTTCCAATCTTTCATGATTCACATACGTCGTGGACCACCACAGAGTATTGCAGAGGGAATTTGTGCCTGTGCAATCTTCTTGGCATCATGTTGGTAATTTGCTTCTACCACCATCTTATGATATTTACTCCCCGTAGAGGGGAGTTTATAAGTCACTTCCCAACTAGTCATATCAATTCTCAAATGTATAATCGGGTTCAAGAGCAATCCAATAACTTAAATTATAATTCTTATTATCGAATTTTGCAAGAAGTTTTTCAGATACAACTACATTATATGTTCCAGGAATAATCTTGATATTCTCAACCTTAAAGTTGAAAACAAACTCAGAAGTAGTCTCACCCACAACAATAGAAAAATCATTAGAGGTGTCATTCTTCTTATCACGAACAACAACTTTAACAACACCTGCCTCACCAACGACAGAAAGGTCAGGTAGTTGATAAACAGAAGCAGCCTTGAGAAGTTTATCCAACTGTTGAGTGTCTAGATCAAAAGTCACATCCTCAGAAGGAAGAGTAATCTCTTTTTCAGGAGGAGTCACGATTACATTCTGATCAGCAAAGAAATACTTGGAACGAGAACGACCTTCTTTAATCACAACATAACCATCATTTTCAAAATCCAAATCAGGACTAGAATGAAGATTCAGACCATTAAGGAACTGATTCAAATCATAGATACCAAAGTCCTTGGGAATATCCTCACCAATCTCAGCTTCTGCCAAGATGTTCTTCATCACCGAAATTGTTCGCAGTTTGTTACCCTCCTTGAAAAGGATAGATTGGTTAATAGAAGAAAAGTTCTTCAGGATATTAACCGTCTTGTCAGAGAGTTTCATAGTCATTGAGAATAATCATGTTGTTTGTACTGTAGGAGTAGTTCCTCCTGTTTGTCAATAGGAATTCTGAATTCCTATTGAGGGTAAGTTTCACGTTGTGCGTTTTTGTCATTAAAGTGCAACAGAAGAACTGCATAATGCAGAATCTTCAAGATGTCACGTCTTGCCGTACCTTTCTTATCATATCGAGAAGCATACTTGAGAATGTTAGACCGACAGAATGATTCACCGTCTCCACAAGCTTCAATGAGGTCAAGTGTCTGTACACTATTAGTACCAACAGAATAATGTTGGTCGTATGTACCAGAAATATAATCTGACAACTCCCTCAAGATTTCATCTTCATGATACTTTTTGATATTCGTTTGTAAAGGTCTATCAGGTCTAGGAGATAGATTAAGGTCAGTCAATTCAATTTTGTCGTCCATATTTAAAGATAATTTGTCATGTAGGATAAAAGGCATGATAAATGGAAGGCATTATTACCTTCCCCCATTATATCAAAGAGTAGCAAGAAAGTCAAAGTTTTTTTATTGCTTCCGAATCCAATTCAACCCGAACGTCTGCATCTACTTTGTCATAGAGCTCAATGAACGACTGTTTGGTTTCATCATCGAAACGATTTAGACAAACCTGAATGGCCTTCATCTTATCATTAAAGATGGAGTATGCACGGATGATGTGAACCAAACGACGAGTAGAAATAATTTCATCCACACCACCATCAAAGAAGGTCTTACGGATGATATCAGCCCAATCACAGAGATACTTAGTAAACTGTTGATCATCAAGACCAAGTTGATTAGAAATCTCATTCAAGATCTTCTGTTCAGTTATAGGAGATGGATATTCTTGCTCAAAAGTTACTGGGAAACGTTCAAGGAAGGCTTCGTTGAGCACATTAGTACCAATAAATCGTCCGTCTTCAGATCCTTTCCCTTTGGTGTTTGCTGTTGCAAAAACATTAAAACCTGCCTGTGGGGAAACGTTCCTACCAATCTTTTTGAGGAAAACTCCTTTCCCCTCAAGAACTGATTGAAGACAAAGGATTTTGTTTGAGGCGAGGTCCAACTCATCAAGGAGCAGGATTGCTCCTCGTTCAATAGCCTCAATGACTGGGCCATTGTGCCAGACGGTGTTACCACCAATAAGGCGGAAACCACCAATAAGATCATCTTCATCGGTTTCAATAGTAATGTTTACACGAATGAGTTCTCGTCCAAGTTGGGCACAGGCCTGTTCAACAGAGAACGTTTTACCATTACCAGAAAGACCCGTGATAAACGTTGGATAGAATAAATTGGACTTAATAATTTTTTTAATATCAGTAAAATTACCAAACTTGACGAAGGTATCATCTTTTACGGGAATAAGGTTTTGTTCAACTACAGGAAGTACAGGTGGTATATTATAAGTATGTTCCAATTTTTCCTGGACAGTCAAATTCCATCTACCACGACCAATTTTATATTCATCCAATCTTTTAATAACAGTATTATACGTAGTTTCATTCATTGTACACCATGCACGAATGTCACCAGTCGTTACAGTCTCACCATAAAATTCTTGGAGAGAAGAGACAATATATTCAGTAGACAGTGTCATATCAGTGATGTGTTTGTTTCAATAAACATATTATAAGGCAAAAAGGGGAAGTCTAGGACTCTTTGTGGTCACTTCGTATAGTGTCTTCCCACTCCTTAAATGATGATTGGCAGTCAGGTGGTTCAGGATCACGATACCCTTTCATCTTCTTCCACTTGTTATGTAATGCACCCATCAACCAAGACTGTGCAAGGCTATGAGGTCCATTCTCTAGTAACTCAAGTTCCTTTTTACTATTTGTATAAGGGATGAGTTCTTCTCTCCAGTTGGAATCATCGTAAGTTTTAGTTGTCATAATGAAATGTTCTATCCTTGTTTTTAGGATTGGATAACTTAGTACCTCGTGTACGCTTTTCGCCAGTCTGTCCATCACCTTTAGGATGATTTCCAGGTTTTGCTTTCTTACCTATGTTGTAAGACGCACCAGGTTTCTTGGATTGTGTATCATGAAGTCTTGCGGGTTTCCCTGCTTCCTTGGTGATAACAGTTTCTTGTCCTGCTTCTCTACCAGCACGACGCATGGTTTTACCAAACTTACGTTTGGACATACTCTCTGGTTTAGTTGTATGATAAG